CAAATTGTCCCTTGCTATTTCTTTTTCTCATAATACTATATATTCATTATTGGACCCATCATATTCTTGGTATACATCTTTATTTAATCTATAAAAATAGTCGGGGTCTGTTTGGATAGCCACCTTTTGTTCGGTGCAAAATATTCTATCGCGATATATTACATTTGTTTTTTCTTCATCTAAATAAATAGTCATATTGTAAAAATGACCTTCTACCATATTTTGATATGTCGAATTATAAATATTAATTGTGTCGTTAATAATAAGAATATTTCCAACCCCATTTACCCTTGGGGTTAATATATAATCTACCGATACATTTGTGCTATCATCTTGAATAGTCATAAAAGCATTTGTTACAAATTCACGCATGATGCAAACAAATCTATTGGCGGCTTGTGGTCTAAATATAATCATCAAATATATAACGTATAAATATAGTTAATTTGTAAAAACAAAAAAAAAGCAACCTATAAAGATTGCTTTAATTTTAAAAAGTATATTAATTGTTATACCCCGGTTGGGTCAATTTGTAATAAAGACACATTTTCCGGTGCATCTTTAATAAAGTCGGGGGCTTGTTCTTCCATTCCTTCCATCACGATAGTAAAGCCGCTTAAATCACCGGGTGCCGTTCCGGTCTGAATTTGACCCGATGTTAATTCACACCCATTTTCGCGACCCATTAAAAAGAAATTACCATAGTAATCTTCAACTAAAATATTTGGCCTTGCTTGGGCCATTTTTTGAATTTCTTGTTGGGTGCAAGCATCTAAATAAGTAAGTGTTACATTTAAAGTTTGTTGGTAAAATGTCGTACCGGCATCGCGACTTGACGTAATTGTGCTATCAAGACTTGAAGCCCCTTTAACTTCATATTTTAACCATAAAATTTCTTCATCATTAAACTGAATTGCACCCTCGCATGTTTCCGGGTCAAGTATAACATTTTTAATATTTCCAAATTGCATAAAGTAAACATTTTTGATACCGCCAAAAGCGGCTTTACATGGTAGTTTACGGCCCAATTTTATAAGACATGGCATAATTTGTATATTTTTTTTTTAT